TGGATGAAGAAGATATTGAAGATTGGCGGGATAGATTACTCGCAAGAAAAAGGAGTCCTCCACACGGAGGGGCTGAACACGATTACGAAACTTGGGCAAAAGAAGTATCCGGAGTAACGAGAGCATGGTCATTCCCATTGTATTTTGGAGTCGGGACAGTCGGATTAGCTTTTGTAAGAGATGAGGATACTTCGATTATTCCTGACGCGACAGAGATGAAAGCTGTTTATGATTATGTTATCAGTCACGAAGATCCAGTTACCGGAAAAACTGTCGGGATTCCGGTAACTGCTGAACCTGGATTTTTTATTATCGGATACAATGACGGCCAGACGTTTGTAGAAAAAGAAGTCGATTTGACTCTCGCGATTTATCCGAATAATACAACTATTCAGGCTGCGGTAACGACAAAAGTGCAGGATGCCTTAGAACTTTACGGCGGTCCTGGTGAAACTGTTTATTTGTCTGACCTTTATTTCATGATCGGTGACGCTGCGAATCTCGAAAGATTGAGAATCGATTTACCTGGAGCTGATATTGTGGCGACGAATACCGAAGTGCATGTTTTGGGAACAATCACATTTGACAGCTATTAATGGCCAGAGAATCCGCTGATTATAGAAATTTACTTCTGTCTTTATTGCCGAGAGGTAAGGCATGGAGCAAGGCAGTCGGATCAAGATTGTATGAATATTTTGACGGTCAATCGCTTGAATTGGCTAGGGTCGATGACAGAATACAGGACTTACACACCGAGCGTGATACCCTGACAACTGTCGAATTGATCGAAGAACATGAAGAGGATTTGGGTTTGCCAGAAGGATGTCTGGTTGGGGGAGTACCATTTTTTCCTAATTTAACTTTGACAGAAAGGCAATTGAGGGCGAATTCAAAATTGCTTGCCGTTGGACAGCAGGACAAGGGTTATTTTATTGAAATAGCAGAGAGGTTGGGCTTCACGGCAACGATAACAGAATTTGAGCCTTTTTGGTGTGGGCTTATGGGTGCGGGAGATCCGTGCGGTGATCAGATTAATTTGTTTTATTGGTCTTTTAATATCGTCTATTCAGGAGATGTAATTTATTTTTTATCCGGAGAGGGATCTTCCGGAGATCCACTAGCGAAAATTACTGATCTATTGGAGGCAGTATTTTGTTATGCCGAGCTTTACAAACCGGCGCATACGATAGTGATTCATTCGATTGTCGGGCCTGAGTTTGGTTACGGATTCGATAGCAGTTTTAATTCATATCAATCTGATACGCCAGAACATCTTGAGGGTGATTATGGTTGGGATGATTGGAGTGAGGCTTTCAATAAAGCGCGTAATGTGGCTTACACGAAGGCTTTTGAAGAAACAGATTTTGGGGTTTATCCATTAACTTAGGAGATTTATCATGGCAGATACAGAAAGAACGAGAGCGGCGTTAATAACGCTATTTGCAGACAACGTGACCGGACAAATCAGCGCCCAAGATTTGCGTGATTTCCTGGTTAGTGTGATGCCGGCAGAATTTGCATATGTCGGAGATTTTTGGAAGAGAGAGGATGCCCAACAATTGAGCGGGGATAAGGATTCTAGGGGATGGAAACTTTATTCTCAGAATGTTGATGATACCTGTTCATTCGGGAATATTTTGATGCAGACCCAATCCGGGACTTGGAGCAAGGCGATCTTCAGTGGCGCTACAACCAGCATATTCAGGGCAGCTTTGGCATTGAATTCTGTTACTGTAGCCAGTACAGAGATTACGATTTTGGCAAGAGGACTTGTCAAGAATGCTGATTTGTCCGATGTCCTTTCCGGGCAGCAAATTGGTGGGATGTGGCTGATATCAGGCAACGCCGGTTCTATCGCTTCCGCAGCACCGACAGGGGTTGCCAGATTGCATGTTGGCTTTCCTGAACCAGAAGGAAGCGCCCATACCACTTCATTGACTGATGTTTATCGGTTTGATCCTGCATGGACAATTACCGCATAGGGGGTATAAATGCACAGAACAGAAGGCGCAAATTATGCCGAAGTCGGCGGAAAAAAGGAATTCACCGATGGTCCTCCAGGCACTACGGTGGAGGAAGATTGGTTGAATGCTGTTCAAAAGGAACTTGTCACTGTGATTGAAGATGCTGGTTTGACTTTGAAAACAGCATCCACTGAGACAGGTGTCCAGTTGCTTGCTGCTTTAGATGCAATGTATGCCAGAAATGCTGGTTTGGATTACGTTGGGTTCAGTGTAAATAAGAATAATTCTGGAGATCAATCAATTGCTGCCAGCACTTCTACTAAAATCACTTTTGATGGGGCTAATGCTGAGTGGGACACTGAGGGTGATTTTGATGATGCTAATAATAGATACACGCCATCAGTCGCTGGTAAGTACTTATTTACTGGACATATTCATATCAGTGCCCAGACAGACCAAGCCACTCTTTATGTTAGAATTAGAAAGAATGGTGCTGATGTGAAAGGCCTTAGTTATTTGTTTGCATCTGGTGCAGAGGTAAGTGGTATAGGTGGTTCATGTGAGATTGATATGAATGGCACAACTGACTATGTTGAAGTTTGGATCTGGGAAAATTCTGGGGGTGGAAATAAAAATGTGGATGATGCTCCAGTTACTACTTACTTCCAAGGACACTTAATTAAATAAGGAGGATTATGAGTTTAGCATTAGCAATTGCTTTTAAATTGGGTGTAGTGTCGGGAACTGATTTTGAAATAGAAGATCATTCTGATGGTGAAGGCCCAATCATTGCTGTTTGGAATCTTGACAGAAAGCAACCGACAAAAACAGAGCAGGCTCAATGGATAGTTGAGTATGAAAGCCACATGGCCTCCATTGAGTACCAAAGATTGAGAGCTGGGGAATACCCACCAATCGTTGAGCAATTAGATTTGCTCTGGCATGATATTGATGAAGGAAAAGTCAGCACAGCAGCCAAGTCATCCAGCTGGTATCTGGCTATCAAAGCAGTGAAAGATGAGTTCCCAAAGGCATAGATGCCAACTGAACTGATAGGCCAGATCACAACCATGCTTGAGGGAGTTCCCCAGACATGGCTGGTGATGATTGCGCTTTTCATGGTGGTCACACATCTTGTGGTCAAACAGAAGCGAGTGAACAGAGGCACAGTCACTTATGTCATCATAGTGGGTGCTGTGTTTATGTTCTTGCTATTCTCTTTTGAAGTATTCAAATTCATTTGGAGTGCTGTTTGGAAATGCTGAAGTCTTTACTTAATTTTTAAAGGAGGTTAGCATGGAAATTATTACAGCCTGGATAATGTCTCATCTAGCTGTTTCGATTGGAGGCAGCATTGGGGTGGTCATTCTGACTTGGATCTTGAAAAAGGTTCCGACAGAAACGATCAGAGACAAGATCCACAAAGTCTTTTTTGCGATTGGAGCCGGGATCTCAGGATTTTTTATCAAATGGAAATATACCAAGGCATTTTGGAACAGCACGTTTGAGCCTTGGCTTATTGGATTCTTGGATATGATAATTGTTGCAGCGATGCAAGGTCTCTTCGATGGTCTCCGATCCGATAACGAGTGAATAAGCGCCTATAGCTCAACGTCAGAGCGACTTGCTTCCAGCAAGGAGACACGGTTCAACTCCGGAATGGCGCTCCAACTTAGGGGATCATGTTTTTTGGAACCACGCCACAGGTTATCTCGCAGTATCTTTTCAAAGAGTTAAAACAGCACTCACCCAAAAGGGTCTATATTCCATTTGCCGGTAATTTCGTTGTCGAGCAAATCGCTTACAAGGCCTGTCCTACCGCAGAAATCCACAGCACAGATGTCAGCATTTATTCCAGGGCCATTGGTTTGGGAGTGAATGATATGGACTTCAAACTGGAAATCAAATCGGAGTTTCAGGAAGATTTCTCCCATCTCGTCGGCAAAGAGGATCCACTTGAGAAAGCAGCGATTGTGATCTTTTTTACAGAGGTCGCTCCAGCAATGCTAAAGAAAGGGAAGATCCAGTATTACCAGAATATGTATGACGAGGCAATCGATCTGCAGGAGATGTATTTCGGGAAGATTCTGGAGAAACTGAAACAGTTTAAAGCCGAGTCGAAATTCAAGTTTTACGGTGTCGACGCATGTGATATTCTGCCGGATTGTAAGAAAGGTGATTTTGTGTTCTACGATCCCCCGGTGATCCTGGGAGATTACGAAAAGATGTATGCTGCGATGGAGGACTGTCTGGATTTTGATTCAGTGGGATATACTGAAATAACAGAGGAAATCAAAGAAGCACATCTGAAGGATTTATCGTACAAAGGTTGCATGGTTTACTGGCGAACGAATAATCCTGTGATTCCCCCTGAGGAACTGGAAGAAGTTTATCGGTATACCTACAAATGGGGAGGCAATTATTGCCTGTACTCGAACGAGTATTTCCAGAAGTTTGTTGGTCGATGGAGCCCATTGAAAGAGATCGTGAAAAACATCCGGATTATCGGGAAGGATGATGTGATCACCGAGAAGTCAAAGGTTGAGATTATTGAGCAGCCGTCAGCAGTCGGTAATCATTATCGAATGATGTGGACAAAGAAGGCCCAGATGACGGACAGCGGATATTGTTTCCTGATCATGGTGGACGAGAAACTGATCGGGATGGTGCAGCTTGCCGATAGCCTGAAATTCGGAAGTGAGCTAATGATCATCAACAGTGATCCCGCAGCTCCGACGAGCAGGTACAAAAGGTTGAGCAAATTGGTGTTGTACCTGATCTGTAATAAGCAGGTAATCAAGATCATCAACGACAAAATCATGTGGGAGCATACCGGATTCACGACACGGATCTTCAGCAACAATCCGATGTCGATGAAATACCGGAGTTTGTTCAAACTGGCAAAGCGAGAAGAGGACAAAACGAGCGACTACAAATTCTGCCTAATCTACCAGAACCGGGATAAGATATTTGATACCCCCGAGGATGGTCTGAAGATATGGGTGCAAAAAGAATCCAAACACGTTAAAGCCGATGGATGAAACGACAAAGGAATTACTGGCGAGGCTGAATAATCAGCTCAAATCGTACAATGTGCCGGAGCTTGGATTGGTCAAACCGGAAGATTGTCTGGGCCAGGATAAGAATGCGAGATACTTCACGCCGGAAGTGTTTCAGCAGTTAGTGGATAATGTAAAGGCTGATGGTCAATTGGAGAGCGTTCCTTTGGTTTATCCGCATCCGGATATTGAAGGGAAATATCTGATTATCAGTGGACACCACAGGATCGATGCAGCAAAACAGGCGAAGTTGGAATATGTTCTGGTGTTTGTTATCAGACCGACATCTCAGGATGAGATTATCAGCAAGCAGTTGAGTCATAATGCGCTGGTCGGGATGGATGACAAAGCAGTATTGGCAGAGATATTCAGCAAAGGATGGCGACTGGACTTCAGGATGAGATCGAAAAAATATCTTACGTATCTTTGAACTTTAAAATGGGAAACTTCAAGGAGCTTATCTTACTATTCGCTCCTGGTGAAATTGATCATTTAGACCAGATTATGACGGATTTAGAGGATAATTCTCACATATCGCCAAAGTCATCAGTCAGGATTGCTGATATGGCGATATTTGATGAGTTTGCCGACAGGCTCCGGAAGATTAAGAAGGTCGAAAATATCAAGAGTTCCGCGATTGCTATTAATCGCATGGTCGAAATCGTTAGCGAGTATTTAGATGGAATCGAAAAAGAAGAAGCAGCCAAAGTCAGCGAAAAAGAAGCAGCCGATAAAAAAGCCAAAGCCAGCAAAAAAGCCAAAGGAGACAAGGCAGGAAAGACAGGCAAAGGCAAAACTAAAAAGGTATCGAAAACTGATTCACCCAAATCTTGAGCAAATCGCTCAATGGGTGAGGGACGGCTTTCCAGAGAAGGAGTTCGTTAAGAAATTGGGAATAGGGCTCCGGACCTTCCAGAGATACAAGGATGAGTTTGAGGAACTGAGTACGGCTGTCATTGAAGCCAAAAAAATATCCTGCATGGCCATCGAGAACAAACTTTACCAGAGGGCTCATGGTTATGAAGTCGAAGAGAAAAGATCGTCTGCGACTGCCGATGGGACTGTCAGAGTTGAAACCCATACGAGGCACATCCCGGCAGAAGTGTCGGCTGCGAAATGGATTTTGATGAACAGAGATCCACGACGTTGGAGAGAAAGGATCGAAATAGATCACGGTATTTCAGATGAGTTAGCAAAGAAGTTGGGATTGGAAAATTTGTCAGATGAGGAACTAATGGAAATTGCTTATGGTGACAAAAAATGAGGCGTTATCCCAACTGAAGAAGAGAGAAGCACAGAGGATCCTCGCTAAGAAAAAACTGTACGATTACATCAGATACACCTTCCGGACCTACAAGAACCCGAATTGGCATCATAAGCTGATCGCCGATTATTATCAGCGGGTAATTCAAAAGAAGATATTGAGGTTGATGGTTTTTGCTCCTCCCCGGCATATGAAAACCGAGGGAGCAGAGAGAGCCATGTCGTATGCGTTTGGTAATGATCCAGACGAACGGATAATTTCGTGCGCCTACGGTGAATCGAGAGCCAGCAAAACGTCCAGAAATGTCAAATCCAACATCAGGGATAAGAATCATATTCAGGTGTTCCCGAAGTTTGCTGAGATTGATACTCGCAATGCGATTGATATGCAAGCCAAATGGGAGATTGGTGGAGATTATAAAGGCGGTTTTCTGGCTTCCGGAATAGGTGGCGCCATCATGGGAGAAGGTTTCACTTTGGGATATATCGATGATCCAGTGAAATCGAGGGAGGATGCAGAAAGCGAGAACAGCCAGACCAAGACTTTTGAATGGTACGGCGGCACGTTCCTGAACAGGCAAGATGAATTGGATTCTCGAATTATGCTGACCAACACCAGATGGAACCGGAAGGATCTCGCTGGCCAGATATTAGAGCAGGACGGTATTCGATCGTACAATGGCCACGTTCCGTCTGAGGGTTGTCCGGAATGGAACGAAATGTCTGATGGTTTATGGGATGTGCTTTGTTTGTCGGCAGAGATGGATGATGAAGCCTGGAGATGGAAACATAAGGATGATCCCAGGAAGATCGGCGATGCTCTATGGCCAGCCAGATTTCCGATGTCATTCCTGCAACAGTTCAAAGCGAATAAGTATGATTGGTACTCGCTTTATCAGCAGAGGCCACAGCCGAAAGGCGGGAATATCATCAACAGGGCATGGTTCAAACTGATCGATGTTTTGCCCAATGTTGACGACATGGCTTTTGTCAGGTTCTGGGATTTCGCTGGAACTGAGAAAAAGACTGCCAACGATCCGGATTTCACAGCAGGAGCTTTGGTTGGATACCTGGATGGGAATGTTTATTTGTGTGATATGGTCGCCATCAGGGGAACGCCAAAAACGGTTGAGGATATGGTTGTCCATACCGCTCAGATGGACGAGGATCAATATGGCGATGTGATGCAGGTTTGGGAAGAAGAGGGAGGAGCTTCCGGAAAGCACGTTTCGAGTTATTATCTGAAGCTGTTGGGAAAGTACACAAGGAAGGAATATCGGACAGGCAGAGCGAAGCATTTTTATGTGGATCGGTTAGCGAACAAAGCTGAGACAGGGAATGTGTACTGCCTGAAGGGAGCATGGTTGCATAAGAAGTGCGATGGGAATACGTTCTTCGATGAAGCAGAGGAATTTGATAAAGGCCGGCACGATGACAGATTGGACGCTGCCAGCAAAGGAACGCATGTGTTAGTCGGGGATGATATAAAGATTAGATCGCTTTAAGGCAAAATATGCCGTTTAAGCACGGCAAAAATGATCAGGCAGCATCGCCGTTGATAGGCTATTAAGGCTTTGGCCAGTAAATAGTCAATAATATCAACGGTATTTTTATGTCTTTTTAATGGGGTTTTCTGGCACACCTACTGCATTGTATTGGGTATGAAACAAAAACCCCAAAAAAAGGCGAACATGAGAAACTTAATCGGAAAAGTAAAATTCGTTTTGACAGCCCTCAGATATGAAGATGGGAAATTCTGGAATCCGGTTGACGGCTCCATGTATTACGCTGAACTGAACCTGCACAATAGGAGTTGATATGAAATATTACTCGATTCAGTGTTTTCATCATGCTTTCAGTGGCAATATAAAAGCCGAGACAGAAGAGGAAGCGATGAAATTCCATAAAGACCATGCAGAGAAAAACGGAACTGCGCGAACGAGAATGATTGAGATCACCAAAAATTTTTATGAAATCAACGAAAAATTCAAACTGAATTAGGAGAACTGAGATGAAAACACTCGAAAGAACGAACAGCTCCGGAACTGGTCACTCCTGCATGCCTCCTGCCGATAAAGCGAGGCTGATCAGAATGAACAACGAACCGATCACGAGAAGGATGCTTGAAGATTTTTTTAAGATGAACCCTGAACTGAAACCATGTAGAGTTGAATTGTCAAATATGGAAACGAAGCAGAGATGGGGAACCGCATGGCCACATGAGAACAGGTTCACCTTATATCGTCATTCAGTCTCAGTTTTCCTGCACGAATATGCTCACTTAGAAGTCATGAACAGAGGACTTTTCAGAAGAGGCGATCATCACGGTTATCATTTCGCTGGAGTGTTGTCAGAACTGCTGGATTATTGGGACACAACGCCATTCAGAGAAGTACAGCCTGAAGAAGCGAAACTTGAAGCGTATGAAGAAGCTAAGAAAAAATGGTGGAAAAAATAGGAGATGAAAATGATAACAGAACTGCTGAAGGAGTTAGGAAAATTGCACTTCAAAGATTTTACCACGGTTGATCTGGTCAATGAATGGAAAGCGTTTTTTGAAGCCGGAAACGTGTCCGAGTATTACCTGCATACGTTGTCTGAGATTTTGATAGCAGGATTGAGAGCGCAGAAAGAAAAGAAGGAAGTTGATAGTGCCATTTTAAGTCATCTGACAAAAAAGGAGATATAGATGAGCGAGAAAACATTGATTGGCGAAGAAGCCAAAAAGAAATACGTCGAACGGTGGGATGAGCATGTCAACACGCTGCAAGGTCTTGGCTGGCATTTGATTGGCGACGATTTTATGGAACTGAAGGAAAAACTGGAAGAGCTGAAAAAGCTGGTCAGAGTAGCAGCGAAAGACGTTGAACAGGTTACGATATGACAATCGAAGAACTGACAAAGGCGATCATCTCAGGCGAGAAAACGGTCAGGGATGTTGAGCTTGAAACCAGAAAGAGCCACGGCGGAGGCAATTACAGCGAAGTCGGGGTTTATATAACAGAAGATGGCCTGGAAGCCGGATGGAAAAGTAATCATGCTGGAGTGTTCTTCTTTAGAGGCGCGATTTACACGGAATCTGGCAGAACGCTTGAGAACGGAATAGTCGATGGCCATTTGGCCCTGACTGAACATCACAGAACCATGATTTAGGAGGAAGCATGGAATTTGAACACGTTAGATTGAGCGAGTACGACCGGATGTTGATTGCCGGTATGCTTCACGCGAAAATCAGAGAGTATCGGGATCTGCTTGAGCATGGCAGCTCGATTTCACCGCTCAGAGTCAATGGTGTCCGGAAGGAATCAGTAAAGAGAGACATCGAACGGCTGGAGCATTTGTATAAACGGATGGTCAAAACCAGAGAGGAGAGAGATGTCAGCGACAGCAAAAGTGATCCTGCTTAAAGGGGATCCGAAGAATCCGGAATCCGCGGAGCATATTATCAAGTTCCCGGGTGGGTCGATTGCGGTCTGCAGAACTAGTGATAATGAGTATTGGGCGCATATCGAGGTAAACCATAAGGATGTTTTGGATGACGGATTCAGGGAGTCGAAAAGAGGAGAGATTGTTCATTCCAGGGTAGATCGCGATTATCCGCATGAAATGACGGACATCGAGGATCTGCAAACTGTAAATCATTTAGCGGTCCGAATACGGACGATAGGAGGGTAAAATGACCGAACAAGCTGAGAAAATGTTTGTACCCAATACAATACTCCAACAGATCCGTTTTGCAGATCAGTGGGCATTAGGAGCTTGGGGCGCACAGAATTTTGTCGGATCTGACGATGAAGGTTCGATTGTTGAGATGCTCACGGATACTGCTCTGCCGGTCGCCATGAATATTACGATTATAATTTTTGAGAAGTGGTTGAACAGGCACACTGAATGCAATAGTATGAGTATATCATTTTTCTTAACCTGCAAATATAGGAGGCGCCATGAAATAGAGAAAACAATTCTCGGACCGGATGAGCTACGGTTTGTCCGGTTTAACTCCAACAATCAAAGAGGGAAAAGATGATTTATACATTTGGGTACGCTGGTCAAAAGATCGAGAAGTTGAAGGAAGATGTTGAGAAACTGGACGCGATTATTGTCGATGTCCGGTTCAGTCCCTGGAGCAAGGACAAACAGTGGGGTCAATCTGGTCTGATCAAGGAATTTGGGAACAGATATAAAGCCGGAGGAAAGTATTTCGGGAATAAGAACTATCAGGGGGATGAGATAATCCTGGCAGATCCGCTTGAGGGAGTAAAACGGATTCAGCAAATAGGAGATCGGAATATTATTCTGATGTGCGGATGCTGGAATTTTACGACCTGTCACAGAAGAAATGTTGCAGAGCTTTTGGAATCGAACGGATTCAAGACAATGGAGCTGAGTGTTTGGAGAAAGGCTGAGAAGGAGAAGCAGCACGAAATGAAGTATGGCAATCAAGGTTCCTTCTGACACTTTTTGCTCGGCAAATTCTGCCGGAATCTAATTGAAGTTGATATGATCTGCCTGTCAGGTGTTTATAAAACTGCGCTTAGAGTCTATGCTTTTCTGGCACACCGTCTGCATTGAAAGTGGTATGACACAAAAACCCAAAAATCAAGGAGAAAGAATGGTAGCCAAAACAAATCTGATCGTTGCCCTGGAGACACTGGAGCAGATTGGTGTGAACAAAAACACCCATCCGGACGTTGTTGAGAAGCTGGAACTGCATATCCAGAAGAGGATCGATCATCAGAAGCAGGTTGAAGCGAATTGGGAGAAGCGAGAAGTCACAGAGCATATCAAGCACATCTGCCGAAATCCAGTGACTTTTGTTCAGTATAAAGAACGGATGAAGAAAAAAGGTTTAGGCCGATCAGAGCAAGGTTTCACCGAGCTTTTTGAAGAAGCGTTGAGAGATGGCGTTATCGAAATGTTACCATCATTGCCGACGAAAGCCGTTTACTATCAAGCCAAAGAGAGGAGTTGAGATGAAAACCTGTTTGAACTGCGGAGAGATAATCGAAGATCCAGATGCCCACGAATGCCCTTCATGCGGATCTGAAGATTTGGAAGAAACCAGTTATTACGATGAGGAGGAGAGATGAAAAAGGACAGAATGTTTTTAGGTTCCAATGGCCGAAATATTGAAGGCGTTGATTTCTCAGTCAGGATCGCCCCGACAAACAGCCACGGTTTTGATAATTGGATGTTGTTTGTTGATGGAGTGCAGGTTTCCACTGGTATCAGTTACGATGAGATTCCTGGCCGGATAAAAGAGTATCTGGAAACGAGCGGGATCATGAAGAGCATCACACGACAATTGGGAGTGAAAAATGAGCAAACGATTGAGAGCTGAGAACCGACGATTGAAGGAAGAAGTCAAAACGCTGAGAATGTTATTGGCTGATAAAGTCGAGGAGCCCACGTTGACTTCCTCGATGGATATCGTCAAACGGTTCACTGAGAAGTGGCCAAACGTGAAGCAGGAGGAGTTCTGGGTGATCCTGTTGGACAATAAGCATAAGGTAATGGATGAGCTTATGGTCACGAAAGGAACGCTGAATCAGAGTCTTGTGCATCCGAGAGAAGTGTTTTCAGAAGCGATCAAACAGAGAGCAGCAGCGATTGTTTTACTGCACTGCCATCCTTCTGGAGATCCGGCGCCATCTGGCCAGGACATCCAGATAACGAAAAGGTTGAGGCAGGTTGGTGATCTGGTCGGTATTCAGGTGCTGGATCATATAATCATCGGCGGGACTGATTATCATTCAATGGTGGATAGTGATACGATGCCGAATTTCTAAGGAGAGTCATGGAAAGGAAATATCTGAAGATGTACGCTGATCGGGTTTCGAAGATTGACGGTTTGGTTGCTGCTGGTCTTTTCAAATCCCGATCAGAGTTTATCCGTCATGTCGTAAACGAGGAACTGGAGGATGGTCTTGGGAATATCCGAAGAGTGAGCGTTACGATGGAAGAAAAAGATATACGGAAACTGGATAAAATTGCTAAAAAACAGTTCGGAGGGAAGATTTCTGGAGCAATTGAGTTCGGAATCGGAAAATATCTGGCAAAAATAGCGACAAAAGGCGATTAATTGTTGTTATTTGCACTTTTCTATATTAGTATATACTTGTCTATTATTGACAAAATAAAAGCCCGACAGCGGCGAAACCGTCGAGCTTTCCTATTGAACCACGACACCTAGAGGTTATCATGACAGATGCGAAACCGCAAGATCCCGAGATCATCGATCTGAAAGGAAAGGATCTTACGAACTTCAAACCGGAGCTTGGTAAATGTTACGCCAATCTTCCGATCCAGCTTTACCATTCCCTGACAGAGTTCAACGGCAGTACACAGATGAAAACTGCCAAACGATCGTTCGAGAATTACGAAATGTGCAAAGGAGTCGGCCTTGATACGACGATAGCTCTTGAGCGCGGAAACGCATTCCATCTTGGGATGCAAGCCAGAGCAGAAGGCTGGATCGATCAATGGGATGCCTGGATCAAAACTTGCTCCACGAAAACGATTCTGACGAAAGATTGGTTTGCAGTTAGAGATGCCAATAGTTCGGAATGTTTTGTCCTGCCAGAGCATGAAAAAATCAACTCTTATATTATGTCAGAGAAGCTATACAACGATGCCAAGGAAGTCGGGCTATTCGATGACTTCCACTGTGAGATTAGTATGTTTTGGCGTGATATGAGCGGGATCCTCTGCAAGTGCCGGCCAGATTTGCTCAGTTTCAGGCACAGGTTCTTTCTTGATTGGAAGTCCACGAAAACAGAGAGTGATTTTATGTTCTCGAAAGATATGTTCGATTATCTGTATCATTTTTCCCTGCATTTTTACCGGGAAGGGATAATGAGAACAACCGGGATATTCATGGATGATGTTTATATCGCGTCTGTCCGGAATACGCCACCGTTTGAAACTGATTTCTTCAGAGTGTTTGACGAGACTCTGGATGAAGGTGAGAAAGTGATGTCACAATTGATTGCAACGATCAAAGCAGGTAAACCGAATCCGCAATGGAAGAACATTGGAATCCCATATTACGGTTTCACGAAGGAGGATGAAGATGAGTGATAATTTCTTTGAGACTCAGTACATGAGCCAGTTGAAAGCCAAACTGCATTCCAAGATTACTCAGATCACGGCGGCGATTGGAAAGGTTGACCAGGACGGAAAAAACACGTTCAGCAATTACACTTACATCTCGAGTGATCAGTTGATGGCTGCATTGCGTGGAAAGTTGGCAGAATTCCATGTCAATGTTGCCCAGGAGATCATTGAGCATGAGACAAAGGAGTTCAGAGGCAAAGAGAATAAGATGACGTTTCGGACGCGAGTGAAGATCGCATTTGAAGTCGTCGATACCGAAACCGGATACTCTGAATTCTATGATTGGTACGGAGTTGATCAGGATACTGGTGGAAAAGATTACCAGCAAGCAGTTACGTCCTGCGTGAAGTATTTCATGTTCAAACTGTTCAAGGTATCGAGCAAAGAGGAAACCGATCCGGATAGCAAGGACAAAGAGATACAGACCGAGAGCGACGATGAGAAAGCCGAACGTGAGCAGAAGGAAGCCGAGGTCGATTCCAAAAAGAAAGCCGAGAAGGAAGAGTTTGAAGTGATCAAAAATATGCTTCACTTCCTGAGCGAAGAGAACCTGCTGAATGAAGAGGAAAGAGAAGGGCTCAATGCCAAACGGTCGAAAAAGAATCTGACGGAATGGCATGACAAAATCACGGCCAGATTGAATCCTCTGTATGAAGAAGCGCATGTCATTTTTGAGGAGCTTCCGATTGAAATGAAGGAAGGCGGTGAGGAGCATAAAGGCAAATATTCGCTGATCAATTTCATTCAGAAGATGTCAGAAGAAGCCGATAAAGACGGCAAGGAGGAATGATGGCAATCGATAGAGCAGCCATAGTTCATGGAAAATTACAGAAATCAGGTGATGCTGAAGGTCTTAATATAACAACAGGAGGAAAGATGGATGAATTAATTAAGAAGGAGAGCGTTACACCAGCAGTTTTTTTCATGGACACAAATTCATTGCCATTGTTGGAGGATATGAAAACGAAGGCAAAGGATTTTACTCCGGACCTTTCAACGGACAAAGGACGGAAAGAGATTGCGAGTAGAGCAGCGCAAGTTGCCAGTGCCAAAGTGTGGCTGGATGATCTTGGAAAGAATCTGGTTGCTGATAAGAAAGCCGAGATCGGTAAGGTAGATTCAGCGCGGAAAATGATCAGAGACTCCCTAGTATATCTGAAAGCTGAGATTCGCGATCCTTTGACCGTCTATGAGACTCAAATGAAGGAAATACAGGCCAAAGCCTTAGCACTTGCAGAATATCTGAAAGATTGGGATGAGGCTGTCGGTATGGATGATCTGTTTGAGCGTGAACGGAAAGTCAAAGAGCAGGAGGCCGAGATTCAGAAAGAACGTGATGAACAGGCCAAAAAGGAACGTGAAGTATTCCTGCAGAAACAGGCTGCTGATCAGGCAAAGAAGGAAGTCGAGGAGAAGGCTGAGAAGGAGAAACAGGAATTGAGAGATAAGGAAACCAATGCCAGGATCGCAGCCGACCGTGCCGAACGTGAAAAGGAAGAGGCAATCGCCAATGCTGAGAAAGAAAAGAAGGAAGCGGTTGAAGCCGAGAAACGCCGTGCAGCCGAAGAGAAAAGGTTGGCCGATGAGGTTGAGGTACAGAACCAAAAGGAAGCCGACCGGAAAGCTGCTGACAAAGAGCATCGCCGGACGATTGAGACTCAGGCCATAAGTGGATTGATACTTCATGGCATAGACTCAGCGACTGCCTCGAAAGTGGTTGCTGTGATTTCAAAAAAGATGGTCAGACATCTGACGATCAATTATTAGGAGGTAAGATGGAAGAAGTCACTGGTTTTGAAGTTTGGATGGCGGAGTGTCCGAATTGCAAGGAGGATATTTTATTCCTGATCCGCCGTGTGAAACTTTCTGTGAGCATTGTGGTTGTGAATTCAAAGCTAATCAATAGGAGATAAGATGGCAGGAGGATTGAATGAGTGTTGTTTTATCGGTCGAATGGGCCAGGATCCGGAGAAGAGATTTACTTCATCCGGCAAGGCCGTGACGAATGTTTCAATTGCAGTCACGACGAAATTTGGTCAGACAGAAAACACTGAGTGGATTTCGTTGGTGTTCTGGAATAAACCAGCCGAGATCATTGAACAGTATTGTCGAAAAGGATCTCAAATTTGGGTAAGGGCTAGACAGGAAACGCAATCCTGGGAGCATGAGGGCCAAAAAAAGTACAAAGTGGTTCATGTTGTCGAGGCTTTCAGATTGCTTGATGCGAAGCCACAGAGCCAGCAAGATCAACAATTCAACCCACAAACACCACCAAATCAAGCTACAAATGATGATTTTGTGGACGATGATATCCCATTTTAAAGGAGACACCATGCCAATAATGAACTTTTGCCCAAACTGCGGATGTAATTTGAAAGAGTGTTCAAGAAAAACAGAAGTTGAACCGAAAGCTGTTGAGGATTCTCAGCTTGATTTTGATCAATTCAAAAAGCCGAAGAAAAGACAGCGGTTCAAAATGCCAATTGAGAAAGCTATTATGGAACTGCTGAAGAGATGCGGCACTCAATCATTGTCAGAGATTGGCGCACAAACTGGCGGTTACTCTCCAGTTATCAGGAATGCTGCTTTGTATAAAATGCTGGAAAAAGGCTTAATTGAAATGGAGAAAGTCGGGAAGGCAAAATTATTTGCGCTGGCAAATGGTAAGTAAATGTAAGCAATAACCCGTTTATTGTTAACATCAAACGGGTTTCTGCTACCTGAAATATTTTAATGTGCTTTTATATTGACTAATTAATATTTTTTTAGTAAGTTCTATATTATATCTAAACAATTTTAGATAGGTCATAATATGATATTCAAAAATCCGAATACTGCCGGGAAAAAGCTAGGCCAACTCAGAATCAAATATGGCTTAACTTTTGATGTTTTAGCTTCAGGATCCGGCATCTCAAAACCTGCTCTGATTGAAATAGAGAAAGGCAGGTCTATTCCATTTGCAAAAACGCTTTTCAAGCTAAACCAATATTTCGGGGAGCTGGAAGATGGGGAGGGATCATAAAGTTGGTTTGGATTATTTTTCGCTTGATACCGATATTCTGGCGGATCCGAAAACAGAGTTTTTAATAGCGGAACATGGTTTGCTTGGGTTTGCAATTTTTATTCAACTCCTCACAAAAATATATAGAAATGGTTACTATTTGAAATGGACGGAACGAGAGGCGAAGATTTATCGATCAAAAGTAAATGTTAACATAAATGAGTTAGATGCGATCATTAATACGATGATTGCTGAAACTATCTTTGATAATGATAACCATAAAGCCTTTAATGTCCTCACTTCAAAAGGCATCCAGAAGCGTTATATCAGTGCTTGTGAGCGAAGAAAGAAACTTATTTTGATTGCGGAGTATCTTTTAGTCGATGTTGATTCGATGGAAAAGAAACCCAAAGAGATTATTTATGTTAACATAAAAGGGGATTATGTAGACATAAAAGAGTTTAATGTTAACAAAAAACCGCAAAGTAAAGTAAAGAAAGAGGAAAGTAAAGTAGAGGAGAGTAGAGAAGATACTCCGAAATTCGCAATCGAATTACGAGAACATTTTATCACCGCTAATACGACACCCGAAGGCATACCCTTTAAAGTGCCTTCCTCATTTGTAGCTTGGGACAAGACAATGCGACTGATGGTAGAAAAAGATAAAAGGTCGATACCGCAGATTAATGTTGTCATAGTGTTCGCAGCTAATGAACTGAAAGGGCATAATAATGGAGAACAATATTGCTTTAGGGTGGAATCCCCAAAATCTCTGAGAGAAAAATATGATAAATTACTCAGTAAAATGAACAACGAAAAGAAAAAAGAGAGTGGTAGTCAAAAATCCGTGTTTGATAAGTATCGAGAAGAAGCTGCACAGCAAACAATCAATTTAGATAAGGGGCAGGATGGAATATTCAAAACGGCCAGTGATAATTGATGCGATTGAAATGATTTCAGCCAATAGTAATATTGAGCTGAAGCATTTAGATAGAACGATTCAAATATGGCATATCAGTTTGAAGGATTTCACAGATCAACAAATTATGTGGGGAGTCCAGAAGGTTCTCGATAGATCAGAGCCGTTTATGCCGACCATTGGTCAATTTAAAGAACTGGCAATGACCGGATCCGGTGTTGAAAATATCGAGGATGAAGCCCTGGAAGCCTGGAGGTTGGTTGTTCAAAATCTGAACGCTTATGTTTCCCCGGTATTCAAAAACGCTGCTATCGCTGAAACGCTGAGAGGTTTGGGAGGTTGGGTCGCTGTTTGTCGATGGAAAACCGATGAATTACAATGGAGGCAGAAAGATTTTGTCGCGATGTATAAGATTTATCGGAAGCGTGGCGGTGATTATTTACCGGAGCTGTCCGGTATAAATGATCCAGAGTTTAAATTTATTGGTTATTCGCATGATGAGGACACGAAGCAGATCGAACAAGAATTGAAAAAAGGTGTTGAATTTCAAAGGGAGGCTGTCAAAAAACTGACCGGAGGATGAGCCATGACGATGTTTTTAGAATTGAACGGCGAAGTATTACCGATAGGGCAATGGGCGAGAATTACAGGGTTTCCATATCAGGTTATTTATGATCGGAAGTTGAAAGGCTGGTCTGATAGGGATGCCTTGACGAAAGAACCGAAGAAAATGAAGAACAAAGCAGACAACGGAACTGCCAGAGATCGAGAGGCTTTCCAGGGTTTGAAGATTGGCCAGTTGAAACAATTATTGAAATGGGAGCGATTATATGGAGGAGAATATGTATCGAAGATCGAACAAATACTCAAACGAAAAAGTTGAGATCGACGGTTATAAATTTGGGTCGAAGTATGAAGCTCAGATTTATTCGGAATTTAAACTGGATCCGGACATCAAAATTTTGAGACTGCAGCCGAAGTTTCTATTGATCCCTGGATTCACAAGGTACGATAAAAAGATTCTGCCGATTTATTATGTTGCTGATTTTGAGATCATCCAAAACGAAAAAGAGTGGGTGATCGATGTCAAGTCCATTGCGACGGAAAAAAATGCCGAGTACCGTCTGAAGCGGAAACTGTTTTTGAGATCACACCTACGGACGAGGTTCAAAGAGATCATATTCGGTGGCCGGTTCCCCGAAGAGAGGGTCTGGTGAAAACAAAAATTGATAGGAATAACATTAAAAACAGGATGATGGAAATCGCTCGCGCTACCATGCTAGATATTGATTGTTTTAGACCGACAGTTGGCACCATGATCTTAATTTGGGCAATTAGCGATGAAATTAATGAAGTAATAAACAACATATTAAAGACGATAAAAATAGATTTTACATGCGATAAATGCGGAGAAGAGAAAACTCTTGAAGAGATATTCTATCTTGGCCCAAAGGATGCAGGTTCAGAAGAGTGCAGCCCTTTTATGGAAATGATTTGTATTTGTGTTGAGTGCCAGGAAAAAGAGGACGAGAAATGAAAATATTTTTTCGGAAAGAGCGCGGCGGTGTTCTGATTCCTGATAGTGAGAAAGATGAAGAGATCATGCAGCGGTTTAAGAATGGCGGTATCCTAAAAGCCGACATCAAGAAACCGAGGAATCCGCAGTTTCACAAGAAGGGAATGGCGCTCATTCAGTTGATGTTTGACAATCAGGATGAGTTGGATGTGTTTAAGCATTTTTTAATCAAGGTCAAACTGGAGGTTGGTCACTGTCTCGAAACTGTGATCGCCGGACGTTTGGTTTTGACTCCCCTTTCGATCTCGTTTGAGGATATGGATGATCTTGAGTTCGGAGAGTTTTATTCAGCAACGCTGGATTTGGCTTTCAAGAAGTATTGCATTGGATCGACTAAGGATCAGATCGAAAACGAAGCACAGAAATTTGTTGGATTTATGTAGGAGGCAGATGAGTGAGCATAAGTTTGTTGAGAACCTAGAGACTTACGGTCTAGGTGATTTATTGGAGCAGATGGTAGATGAGCAAAAAAAGATTGTGTCGGCAGTACGGCAAACTGCCAAGAAGGGAAAGTTGACCCTGACCCTGGATTTTATCAGACGAGGGAACAATGATATCGAAGTGAAGGCTGATATCAAGTCAAAGATCCCGAGGACAGGACTGTTGAGCGTGATCATGTTTGCCGATGATGCGAATGATTTGCATGAAGAGAATCCCGATCAATTGGTGTTCGACCCTAAGAACGTCCACAAGATTGATAAGGGAGAAGAAAAACAAACCGTGAATAAACCATAAGGAGAAATTATGGATGAAGTTACCGAAGTGAAGGTATTGTCGAATTTTGTAGATTCGATTCTGACTGCTGGTAGAAAAACAGCGGAGATCAAACAAGTGCCGAGAGAGGAAGGAGTTGAGGAAACGACGGTGCTTGTGCCAAATGGATTCAATCTGCAAACGATCCAGAACGAACTGGAGAGGCCAACCAGAAAGCGCGGAAGCCGGACATTTACAGCGGTTGAGAGCTTTAATTCGTATGTCTCGAAGCACAAAGATTTCAACGAAACCATTATCATTGCCGATGAGGAAAGAGGCCAGATTAAGGCGATATTGAATGACCACGCTGATAAAAAAGCCGGTTATGGTGATCATACCGCTTTTTTGAATTTGGGATTCTCGAAACAGTACGATACTTGGTTTAGAAACCAGAAGGGCAACCGGAATGATCATTTCGATCAGGAAGATTTGGCGATGTTCCTTGAAGAGAACCGATCCGATTTCATGTGCGGGAAGATCGAAGGCGATGACAATAAAGAGATTGAGAACATCTCAGCCCAGGAATTGGCGAGGATGATCCTTGATCTGAAAGTTACCGCCCAGGAGAAATTGAGCTCAAAATTCGATCCGCAATCAGGCCGGCAGATTCTGCACTATGAGAATGAGGAAGTCGGACAGAAGAATTTTTCTCCTCCTCCTCAGTTTGTTTTGGCGATCCCGATCTACAAATCAGGTGATCTGTTCCAGGTGACTATCAAATTGTTTCACCGGACCCAAGGCGGAACTGCAAGATTCTGGTATCTCATTGACCAGATCGAAAAGCTGAAGGAGAGAGCCTTTGAAAAGATTTGCAAGAGAGTGACTGACGGAAATATGAGCGAAGGATTCGATTCTGAAAGCACATATGGTGGGACGTTGGTTGATGTTTTGAGAGGAGTTATTTAATTGAAAGCTGCTCCGTAGGGAAAGAAAACCCCTAAGTTAAACTTTTGAGAATGGATACATTAACGAGGTGATCCAAATTGTATAAAAGTAGGCGATACTCCTAAGCGGGTGCAGGTATCAAATCCTGCCGGGGCAGTTCAAAATCAGGAGAGATTATGGAATGTGCAAAGTGCAATGAAAAGAAGGGCGATGAAGAGATTGTCGCAAACGAAGAAGAAAAATTCAAAGCATGGCTGGAAACGATCAATGCAGAAGCTCGTCGTGATTATGTGATGTTAGGCCCGATGGGGATGGTCAGTTTCGCCAGGAAAGCATGGTTAGCCGGGAGAGTTGATTTGATCGATGAGCTTAAAGTGAGAGGGATATGACTGGATTTATAAAAAGTTACAATGAACTTGCCGGATATGTGAACGACATGGCGATTCAAAAAGGATGGTGGAAGGGGGATCGGAATAACGGTGAGATGATAGCATTGATGCACTCAGAATTGAGCGAATGCCTTGAAGGTCTAAGACATGGTAATCCTCCGAGCGATCATATTCCTGAGTTTTCTGCAGTTGAAGAAGAGCTGGCTGATGTCATTATTCGGATAATGGATTTCGGACATGCCAAAGGTCATAAGATTGCCGAGGCGTTGATCGCGAAGATTCAGTTTAATTCTGGCCGAGAATACAAACACGGAGGCAAGGAGTTCTGACATGGGATATTTTAGCAATGGTTCAGAAGGTTGCAGCTACGAGGCTGCATACTGTGATAAATGTGTTCATCAACATCCGAAAAATGGTTGTCCCTGTTGGGATGCCCATATGCTCTGGAATTACGATGAATGCAATAATAAGGAATCGATTCTGCATAAGATGATCCAGCGAAGTGAGGACGGATTGAGCAATACGCAGTGTTCGTTTTATGTCCCGAGAGATAAAGGAGAGAGTGCAGCCGGGATCATTAATAAGCTGGCAGCGTTTGATCCAGAAGAGTTCGGCCTTCTCTGGGCAAGGAAAACATTTGCAGAAAAGAAGCTGTTTGAAGATTGGCTGAAGGGGATGATATGAAAAATGAGATTGAGAAACCAACATTCCACGGTGAAATTGGGACGAGGCTTTACAATATTTGGGGAGCGATGAAAACCAGATGCAGAAATAAAAATAGTCCTGAATATAAAAATTACGGCGGAAGAGGGATAAGATATTGCGATGAATGGAGCGCATACATCCCCTTTCGAGATTGGGCTTTGGCAAATGGATACCGAGATGATCTCACTATTGACCGCATTGATAATGAAAGAAATTATGAGCCATCTAATTGTTGTTTTATTCCATTCTCAGAAAACGCAAAGAAAAGACGGAACACCACGTTGAATTTGGAAAAAGCAAATGAAATTAGAGATATGTATGGAACAGGTTCATATTTCCAACATGAGCTTTCGGTTATTTTTGGAGTCTGTACTTCCTCAATAAATAATATAATAAAAAACAGAACATGGAAAAACCAGCATTCCCAAAGCCAGGATTAAAGAAATCAAAAGCGGATAAGAAGCGAAAACGACCAAAGCAATTGACTAAAGATCAGAGAATGGAGATTTACAAAAAATACGACGGTCGCTGTGCTTACTGTGGCAAGGGTTTAGATTATGGAGAGATGGAGGTCGATCATTTGGTTCCGGTAAGAAATTTTAGTGATCCTAATGATGCGAATTTTGATGATAATCTTATGCCGGCCTGTCGCCGATGCAATGGATACAAAAGGGCCACGAAGTTGGGATACTTCCGAATGCTGCTTACCACCATACATCAGAGAGTAATGAATGACTATTTGGTGAAGGTTGCCAGAGATTACGGAGTCATTGAATTCCATCCCTTCGACGGTGTTTTCTATTTCGAGAAGGTGAAGAAAGGGGAACAATATGCCGATAAAGCCCGGAATCAATTGCCGGGGAAAGTTGAATAATATCAGATTGCAAATGCGATGGACTCCTCCAGGAACTATCAATCCTATGTTTCGAGACTTATGGTTTTATGGCATACCGTCTGCATTGTTAGAGGTATGACTAAAAAAACCAAAAACTCGAAAAAAGGCTTTAAAATGAACAAACCGTATTCAGCTTGCAAAAAGGAATCAAAGGCGCATAGCTGGCAACCCGCATTAAGCCAAGGTTGTCCGATATTAGCCGGTGTCTATCCAGTAGGTCTGAAACAATTGCTGGAATGTGTAAATGACGATTGCTACGAAACCAAGTGGATTTACTTAAAAGACGGAAAAATCAGGAGGGGAAAATGAGTCGAACGAAACTGCTGAACATGAAATGGAATAATTGTCACAGAATCGAACTTTGGGAAATCCACGAAGCGTACATGGTGAAAGTTGTCACTTTACATCCTGACGGTGGCGGTCGGTTGATCATGAAGAAATACCGCGATCACAAGGAATCTGCTGAAAAACTGTTTGAACAAGCATAGGAGGAGAAAATGAGTTACTACGACGATCACAGAGTAAGAGCCGGAGAACGTGAAGAGGTTTTTACCGATATCGACGAGCAGAACATGACCTGCACGATGCGTCTCGAATATGAAGAGCCGGTCGAGGTTAAATTTCGCTGGACTGTCTGTCCGACATGCGACGGAAAGGGTTCACACGTTAATCCGAGTATCGACTGCGACGGATTGACAGCCAGCGATTTTGAAGATGAGGAATTCAAAGAATCGTATTTTTCAGGTGTCTACGATGTTGTTTGTGCCGAATGCAATGGAAACCGAGTTGTTCCTGAGTTGATAGATCCTGAAGATATTAAGATGTTAAACGAGTACCACTCTGAAATGTGGGAATATGAGGCTGAACGAGCAGCCGAAAGAAGGATGGGGGCATAATGGCCAGACAGTTTTATGAAATCAGTCGAGATGAAAAATGTATCGGCCTTTATAAAACGAACAGAGGGCTGGTGAAGCGATTGAATTTGATATTCAAAAGCAAACTGTTTTTGTATTCAGTGATTTTGTGGGACGGTTCCCCGAATAGCCCACATTCAGGGATCAAAGACATAATCAACGCCGAGGAGTATATGGCGAGAGAGGAGGGGAAATGAAAATGGTATTGACTTTTAAAACGCCAGATGTTCTCGATCAATTGCCGGATAATGACGAAGATGCCGACAAGATCAGAGAGATTGCCAAAAAGTATGTGGAATATGGCGAATATCTGAGTGTTGAAATTGATTCAGATGACGGTACGATAACCGTTTTGGAGGTAGAATGACCGAAGAACAAAAAGCACTCCTGCAGGGAGAGATTGAAAACTGCCTGGAGTTCTGCGGATGTGTAAAAGAAACGATTGACGATTTTTGTCAAACCGAGGCCATTGATCAGGAGGAGTTTGAAAAAGAGATCGATGCCGTCAGTTTTGCAGCGCACACGGAATTTCACGGATGGGTTGTATGAAGATCGCGAGACTGATCACGACGTTTGACTGCATTCGAGATTGCGAGTTTTGCGTCAACAAAGTGCCGAGGATTATGGATCAGGGATATTGTATAAAGCCTGAAGATTTAAAGACGATAGGCCATTACGATATGGTTTTGATAACTGGTGGCGAACCGATGCTCGATCCAGAAAGAACTTTGACTATAATAAAAAGATTGAAGGCCTGGAATCCGGCGCAGAAGATTTATTTGTACTCCTCGATTCCAGTTCAACACAATCGAGTTCTTGACCATCTCGACGGAATGACTTATACAATCCATAAGGAAAGCAGTCCAATGGATCTAGCGACGATTCAGGCGACATTAATGCTGCATCCTAACAGATCCTATCGGTTGAACATCGATCCGGAATATCGTCAGGATCTAAAGATCAAACCGTATTTGTGGGAAAAGATCAAAATCAAAATATGGTATGACTTTAAGATGGTGAACATACCCGAAAACGAAACCCTATTCATTTTGGAGGAGTGATGGGCAAAGCTGATAATGTTGATATAATCGAATCGAAAATGATGAAAAGAGGCCGGAAAAGAGGACTCGCTGCATTTAATCCATCCAGATCATTCTTAGAGATGGCGGTTGAAGAGTTTTTGTGCGCTGGTGGAGTGATTAATAGGATTGAGCTAAAGCCGAAAACAAGGGAGCAGATTCTGAGTGATACCAATGGGTTAAATGAAGTTGACGAATTCCTGGGATTCGACTGTGGCATTTCTGACACTCCGTAGGGGGTAAAGATGAGAAAGATATTATTGCTGCTGGCTGTGTTTATCCTGTCCAGTTTTACTGAAGTAGAGAGATATAAGATATTTTATCGGTTCCCAATTAATGCGAATTGTAAGGTGATTGAAACGGGAGGAAGAAGCTACAAGGCATGTTGGTCGCTTTGGGGTCCTGATTCGATTGAAGAGAAGGCTGCAGAATTCAGGATGACTCCCGATTTGATCAGAAGAGAGATCAGGAGTGAGTGTTCTTATTCAAAAATTTGGTGGTAAAATTATAACCGATATTATAACCACAATTGGAGAAAATACCGCTGTGCGAGAGTCTGGTAATCGTGCCTTGAAACAAGTAGGTAAAGGTCAGGACGCTGACTGTGACGAAAAAAGGTAAAACTGGTGTGCGACTGTAACACTAGGCGCAGGTTCAAATCCTGTCAGCGGTTCAATAACTACATTGGGAGAAAATTATGGGGAAACAATTATTAGTTGAAAAGATAAGGGGCTTTATTGGATCAATAGGTTTTAGTATTTTTCTTTGGTCTGTAAAAATGAATGTTGATGAGTACCATAACGAGATAATTCGTCAAAGTTACGCAGATGAATATCCGTAAAACCAAACGGAGATTGTGAAGGATGAGTGAAGAAATAGAATGCGATGAATGTAACGGGACTGGGCAAGAAATATGTGATAACCCTGATCATGGCTTCATTGGTGCAGTTGCCGGCGAAACTGGAAGGCTTGGTTGTCCAGTATGCGGGCACGACGAATTGCATAGAGTAGCCGGGACAACTTGCGGAAAGTGTGACGGTACAGGAACAGTTAAAGTGTAGCTACAACTAAACTATAACTACAACGGGGGATTATGAGAATTTATTACTTTGGATGCAGGGGAGAAGTTGGCCATTATCTACATGACCCAAAAGGTGGTCGCTCTTTAGATTGGCGGTTTTTGCCTTGGGGGAAAATAGATGGTGGATTGTGCCCCGATGGAACCAGAGATCAAGGTATAACTGAGCTTCATCAAAAAGACGGCTGGACTGCTTTAGCATTCTGGGATTACTCAATAGATAAAAGACCAGGGAGCAATAGCGTTTTTTTCTATGAGGATTTGCTTGAGTTCGACCAGATGGTTAGAGAATTTCAGGAACACTTTCCTGATGTTGTGAACCGCTTTAATTTTCCAATCATAGAGAAACCAAACGGAGCGAAGGATGACACCTGAAGAATGGGTTTTAACATATACTAGAGAGGATCTGCACCCAGAAGATTTATATACTTTTGAGGATATGGAAGAAGCGTACAAGGCAGGTCAGAAAAATCCCCCATACCGCTTTGAAAATGTTAACAAAGCATGGGAGTCAGAAGAAGCGAAAGTGTTTGCTGGTTATATATGCGGATTTAGAGCAGCAAGAGAAATGAAACCAAACGGAGTGAAGGATGAGTGAAGAAAAATTAAGGATGGATGCTTATTATTATGATTTTACCGAAACCGGAGTAAGGTGCATTGATGAAATACTTTCGGCAGTCGCAACGGCTGGTAAAGGGTACCACCACACATCCGATTGGAATGATAAGGATGAAGGGGAATCTTCTGAAGTTGAAAAAATACAACTAGCAGCGAATCGAGCTGCCGTATTATTCAAAGCCAAAGTGTAGTTATAATTCTACTTATTTAACAGGAGAAACAATGCCTAAAACGATCAGAGAATGGCAAAAGGAAGTCCACGACAATTCAGTTAAACACGGCTTTTGGGAAGGAAAGGGGTGGTCAGATGTTCCAGAAAAATTATGCCTAATTCATTCTGAGGTTTCAGAAGCACTTGAGGCATTTCGGAAAGGTGACAATGTAAATTTTGCTGAAGAATTGGCAGATACAGCAATTAGGGTGTTTGATCTAGCTGAACATTTTGGGATCGATTTGGATTCTGAAATTGGTGAAAAACACGCAGTAAATCTGAAGCGTCCGTATAAGCACAACAAATTGATATAACCAGATGCTGCCCCGTGGCTGAAGTCGCATTGAAGATGGGAGAATTAAAGCGTGTGAGTGATAACAATGGTTATCCGGTAGCAGCTCCCGAAATCTCCGGAGTTAGTAGGGTTGCAGGTATCGAATCCTGCCGGGGCAGTTCAACAGGAGAGAAGATGTTTGAATATTGCGATATATGCGGTAAACGTCACCATCCATCAGCAGCTTGTGGGGATATACCAATAGGAGGAAAGATGACTTTTGAAGATGCTTTAAGAGAGGAAAAGAAAAATTTTCATCCTGATCTAATGACGGAAGAAGAAATTGAAGAATTCAGAAATGGATACAAGGCAGCAGAGCAATCCACCCATGAGGTTTATAAATCATTTCTAGGTGCTTACGAATTCTTGAAGAACAAAGATGATCCTCACAAATTCCTAGAAATGTTCATGAAACAAGCTGATGCAGCACTTGAAAAAATAAAGGAGGGGAAATGACTTGGGAGAAACTGATAACGATCATTACGCTGATAATTATGATAATCGCTGTGATTTTTCTGGAAACCTGCTCCACGGCAAATGCGCCGGCAATAGATTACGGATCGATCACTTGTCTGGATGGTGGGCTGGAATGGAGGAAGAAATGCAGTGCAAGACCATGCTATTGCCCGAGGTAAAATGGAAAAACAATTTAAGCTGGATAAGAAGGTGAAGAAAAAAAAGATCAGGTTTATCTGGACATGCAGTAATTTCGTTCGTCACGAGCATCGGTGGAAATGGTCTGCCTGGATTTGCGGTCGCTGTCAGTATTTCAGGGCGAGATTGAAGTATGAGATTGCTCTGGTATTTCGGTGGATCGAGGAGTGGAGATACCGTGGAAAGTAAGTATTTTGGGAATTACAAGAACACGACAACTCCAAAGGGAGCCACGGTTTATTTGAACGGCAAAGTGATTCTCAAGAGTGAGTTTTACAAGTTGCTGAGAATAAAAGTGACCAAGGCGAAGGAGCTATTGAGCGAAGGTATGCCGGTCGAAAAGATGTATGCGAAATACAAAATTTGAACTTAATTTTTAGATCGTTTATAAATAGTACAGGAGACATAAAATGAGAATCGTGCCAATCATTCAGTGTCGCATGGAGAGTACCCGATTGCCGGGAAAAGCCATGCTATCGCTTGCCGGAAAACCTGCCTTACAGCGTGTGATCGAGAGAGTCAGAAATTCGTTCTGGTGTCTAAACCCCATAGTAGCAACTTATTTGTCTGAGAAAAATATCGAACTGATTCCCGTTGCCCATGAAGCTGGCGCCGGAATCTATTTGTTCGATGGCGATCCGGATAATGTTTTGGAAAGGATTTATCGGTGTGCGAAAGAATATGGAATTGATGTCATTGTTGAGATCACCGCTGACTGTCCATTGATCGATCCGGATATTATGGATGATGTGATCGAGCGATTCATCAGTGATAAAGCGGTTGATTATGCCTCCAATGTTGGGATCAGGTCGTTTCCTGATGGGTTAGATGTGCAAGTTTACTCCTTTACCGCATTAGATCAAATCAGGAATAAGATCCTGAATCCGATCCATGTCGGTTGGAATATCATGCAAGACTCGTCATTTCGATGTGCTAATATCGAAGCAAAAGGAGAGTTGAAATGGCCTGATCTCCGCATTACGTTAGATACGCCAGAGGATTATGCGTTGATTGATATCATCTGGCATCACTTCAGATCCACGCCTGGATTTACTGCATTGGATGTTGTCAGGTTTTTGAAGGCACATCCGAACCTGTTGGAATTAAATCGCAGTGTGAAAACCAAAGCACCGGAGGAAGGATGACACAAGAATCACCGACAGCTCCACCACAGCCGACTAAAACAGTGACACTTGAAAGGCTGGTTGAAGTTTTTGAGCTATGGCAAAGAGATACTGCTGGAATTGCGACGGATGCCAAAACGATAATCGATGTTTGGCAAGGTAAGGATTACCCGAGGCATTGCGCTCATTATCTTTGGGAGAAGATGTGAACAACACTGCAGCCAGACCATACAGAGTCACGTTTATTGATGATCAGGAGTTTATTGTTTATGCCTATGAAGCCCAGGATGCAATGGTTCAGGCATGTGTCGATTATGCGAATCTGTTGAATCAGGAAGTCCCTGCATTGAAAAAGATCGAGGCGTATTACCAGAAGAAGGTGGGACTATTTGATCGGCGTTTGACTTCCAATGAAAAAAAGAGAGGATGATGAAAAATTACACAGCAACGATTATCGGAGCCGGTTCCATTGGAGCGTTGAAGCCAGAGTCAAAGGACAAAAAGGATAAACGGACTGTCCCTCTAACCCACGGACACGCATGTTGGGCGCACAAGAGAATCGATCTGGTGAGCATTTTTGATGAGGATCATAGGAAAGCAAAGGAAGCCGGAGAGAAATGGGATTGTGGCTGGTCGTCAATTGTGACTTCAGAGGCAGATATTATGATCGTGGCAGTGCCGACGAAATTCCATCTGGAGGTTGTGAAGCATTGTGCTGATATGAAACCGAAGTTGATTATCTGTGAGAAGCCGTTTGGCATGGATCTTAATGAAGCGATGTGGATGCACGGTTATTGTGAGGCTGCTGGAGTCCCGCTAATGGTCGATTACTCCAGAAGATTTGAAGCATTCCATCAGGGAGTTTATGAGAAACTGAGTAAGCCTGGAGTTGAGATTTACAACGCGAGAGTGATTTACGGTCGAGGATTGAAGCATGATGGATCTCACGCTATTGATCTCTGCAATTGGTGGTTTGGTGCATTGGAGGGAGCAGCGCCAAAACATACGCCGATTTATGATAGAGATGGCGATGACCCGACCCTGACAACTGATTTTGTGTATGGGAGATGCCCTTATGTGGTTTTCACCGGAGTCGATGGCCGGAAAGCCTACACGTTCGAGATAGATGTAATCAGCTCAGTCGGAAGGTTCCAGTTTTACCAGTACGGAACTAGATTGGCGACTTATCCGATAGAGAACGAAAGTATTTACGGCAGCTATCCGCAATTGGGAATGCCGAAAACTCAGGCAACGAACATGGGATGGAATCTGCATTTTATGTTGGAAAACGCAGTCAAATACCTGGACGGCTCAGAGGATCTGAAATGTGATGCGGAAGATGCGATTGCTGTCCATAAAGTTTTGGAGGGATGATGATGAAAGTAGTTGAAGGAGTCTTGACGAAAAGATGGCACAAGGTGCTTTATGTAATCCTGTGGATTTTGATAATCGCAGGTTCGTTTACACTTGCAATTTGGAAATCGTGATGATTGCACTATCGATGGTGGTGAATGTTATATTTGTTGTTATGGGTGCTGGCGTTTTCTTTTGGATTGTCGAACTGGCAAAAAGCGAGAAAGAAAAGAAGATCCAGCAGAGGAAGCTAATCGAGGATCCGGATAGCATTGTGAATCGGTTAATCGATGGCTTGATTGAACTGGACCGCCAGAAAGGGGCGGATTCCAGCCTTTCGGAGATTGAGGGAACGCTGATTGATCTCCATAGAAGCGGGAGTTTCTTCCCAAGGTTCTTTCACTGCCAGGGACTGAAGTTGAGGATTTTGTTAAATTAAAATTGAAGGAGTTTAAAGATGACTGAAACAATTGAAGGTATGATTCCTAAGCCATTCCGAAAGATGGTAAAAATCGGAGTGCCAGCGGTAATTTTGTTTATTGTGCTTTTGGTACTTGGAATCAAGACCGTCGATTTCAACGATGCCGATGAGAGGATTGTGCTGCAGAGTGTTGGTGGAACGATGTCGGTAATTGATACGCCGGGACCGTACATGAGACTGTTTGGAACGCCCACGATTTACAAAAGGGTGATTGCTGTTAACTTTACAGGGACACCGAGCGCGAAGGCATCCTCAAAATTGGAGCCGAACCCCAGATTGATTTCTGGACACTACGACAGGCGGAGCGAAGGGTGTTGCCAGATTTAGAATGCCGGCAGGAAAACCGCTTCTGAAGATCCACCGGGAATTTGGAGATCAGGATACTCTGGTTTCAAATGTGATGGTGAGAGCGACCGAAGAGACTGCCAAAGCGTCAGCCAGATTGATGTCGGTTGAAGAGCATTATTCTGGTGGAAATGGCCAGTTGAGTATGGATTTCCGTGACCAGATGATTAATGGTATTTTTGTTGTTGACCAGCAGATTGATAAAGCCGGATCAAGAGCAAAGACCAAAGATGAGTTGTCTGACCGCCAGAGAGTGACCATAAGAAAGCGGAAAGCTGATGACGGCAAGGATATGCGAACGAAATCTCCTCTGACTGATTATGGGATCACGGTTGTTGATGCTTCCATTATCGATGTGGTTTATGAAGAAAAGGTTTTGGAACGTCTTGAAAGCCAGAAAAAATCGGCTGCAGATGAAGCACTTGCACGGCAGAACCTGAAGAAAGCCCAACAGGAAGCCGAAACTGCCAAAGCGTTAGGTCTGAAAACTTTGGAAGATCAGAGAGCTGA